CTTTTTTATTAAGATTAAAGGCAACATGAAAAGTGAATTTACTTTTTGGTGCTAATCTAAATTGATCATCCGTGAATAATCTAGCGGCATGTTGCCAATCCCTTAATGTTATTGAGGAATCCAATGCTAGTAAATTATTAGGAGTGAAAGCATTATTAGACATTATCCACCCACTGCCAAGGTACCATGTGTATGTTTAAACCCAGTAGTTCCCAATCCAGCACCAGCACCAGTTTGAATACAATTATCGGGTTGAATAACCATTGTTATTAATAGTGGTGTTGCTTCTGAATATTTTAATGCTGAATAATCCGTGGTTGTAATATAACACCCATAACATTCCCAAGTTTCATAGACGACCGGAGCATTAGCACCATTACCACCATCAAGAATTTCAATTCTGGTAGTGAATTTATAATCACCAGCGGATGCTGCAGCACTTTGTTCATAAAAATCAAATTGCTTTTGCATTTGTTCGCCCACCAATTTACTAACAGCACCAGTAACGTCATCGCGTAATGAAATACTAAATGAATCCCATTTATATTTACCAGCAATATTAATTTGTGAATTATAAACATGAATGACTTGATTATCAGTTGAAGTTTTTGGTCTGGCGGCATCTTGAACTTGTTTTGTCAATTCAGTCGTTGGTTTAGATACACCAAAATTTTCCAATGTTATTCTGAAACGATTTGACATTTTTGGAAATAACATTCCTTGATTACTAGCGGATTGATCTGTTGCTAGTGGAACAGTGAATCGAGATAATGTTGCGATTGCCATAATATATCCTTTATTTTAATACCAGTATTTATATCATCTATATAAAAGTAAAATAGCCAAATTTAATTGGCTATAATAGTTACATATTTGCTATATTTTGTATAGTTCCTGTATTTTCCAATCTAACAGGTATATAAATGAATTCAACTGCTTTAACGGGTTCGATAGCAATATCAACCCATAATTCACTTCTATCAATAGTAGTTGGTGTATTATTTGATTTATCACATACTACAATAAAATCATTTAACGCACGTTGAGCTACCAATTCCAGTAAGAATTTTTCAATTTGTTGTTTGATTTCATCACGTGTGATTTTATCATTGGGTTCTTCTAAGAATGGTTTAGCTATAAGAGCTAACATCACTCTTAAATATTGAACTAATCTGGATACATTAATTCTATTAGTAGCACTAAAACTTAAATCTCTGCTATATTGTCCAAAATTACAAATTCCACTACCATTAATATAAGTGATTGGATTAACTTGAATACTAGCCATTGTATTTCTTATTGGATTGGTAAGATTAGCGATTTGGAATTCACCATTATTATCAATATAACCAGTAGCAGTAGCATTAGTTATTTTACCTCTTCTAGTTCCTGCAAATGAAAACCATTTATAACTAACTTGATCACTTAATGCTATGGTTTTTAATATCATATAAGAAGGTGGAACTACGATATTATTACCAAAATTATCAGTAGTATAACCCCAAGGATAAAAAACCCCAAGATTTGAATCAATTGTTATTAATCCTTCATCACCATCTACCAAAGCACCATTTTGATTAGTACCCCAATTATATAATGAATTTGAATCTGGTAATAATCTGGCAGGTGAATCCGCAATAACTTGAGCAGTTTGACCTCTTTCAATATTTAAATTAACCATTGCATTCATTACTTCTGGATAACCAGGTGTTACTATCAAATCGAACATTCTACCTTCATTATCTCTAATTAATGGATTAGTTTCGATGGCTGCGATTAAAGCTTTAATTACTACTGAGCGTTGTGATTTTCTACCAAAAGTACCTGTACCATTATCTTGGTTTGGTGAAATAGAAATCCATCTATTTGGATCATAATTAGACATGGAT